CGGCAGAGTTAAAAAAGCAATAGGGTCTCCTATGATGGGAGAACAACCTAGTAGAAAGTCAAGAAATTATCTCTAGTACAAACAAAAACTATTGGTTCGGATACTCAAGAAAAACCTGTTTTAAATTTATCTTATGATGAATTAAGAAATAGATTACCTAGAGAAATTACAGATGACGTGGTACAATTACTATCAAACAGTGAAGAGGCTTTACAAGATTTCGCATACATCGTAAGTCAAAATGATGTAGATTCTTTTAATTTAAAGTATGGCGTTAATCTAGTGATTCCTCCTGCACCACAAACGGCATAGGAGGCCATATGGCTTTAGAACCTTAAAAAGTTTTTCATCGATTTTAGATGAAGACACTGAACAATCAGCTGCAAGAGGTAGTGATGTTGGTTTCAGTGACTATTTATTAGATGTTCCCATTGGAGCAGTACAAGGTCTAAGTCAAGCAGTACAAGGTTTACTTCAAATAGGTGCAATGCCTATTGATTATCTGGCTAACACTAATCTTTTAAACGGTATTAATAATCTTTTTGAAAAAATAACTCCAGACACAACAACAGCAGTTGGAGACATTACTTCAATTATCACTCAATTTGGTGTTCCTTATGCCGGAGCTTTAAAGATAGCAAGTGGGATAGGTAAATTAAAAAATTTAAGTACCGCTACTAAACTTACTGCGCCTGGTATGACTAGAGCAGCACAAGGAATGGAACTTGCAAAACGTGCAGGATATTATGGAAGCATGGCAGGTATCACTGATTTTGCAGTTTCTACTCCGGAAAAATTAGGAACATTGTCAGATGTAACAGGTCTTACAGAACAAACTGATTTTGAAGGTCTAGAGGGAAAAGAAAGAGCAGTGGAAACCATTAAAGGTAAATTAAAATTTGGAGCTGAAGGTACAGTGATAGGTGGAGGAGTTACTTTGCTTCCACAAGTAGCTTCTATAGGTTTTAGATATGGAATTGTGCCAGGCGCTAAAACAATAGGTTATGTAGGAGGTAAAGCTTTAGATGTGATTGACTACCCATTAACAGGAGCGATAAACGCAATCGTAGGTAAAAATGAAAAAAGTGCTATTCAATATGCAATTAGTGAAGGAGGAGCTTTAGCAACTAAAGCTGGCAATAAATTAGGTTTAAGTGGAGATTGGAGGCATACTCCAGTAGGTGGTGGGATGATGGATACCATTAAAAGATCTCTTGTAAGAGTAGGGGATCAATTTAAAACAGATAGAGGTTTAACTCCAGAAATAAGAAGCATGCAGGTAGCAGCCAATAATGCCTTGGCGGGTAAAGAAAAACTTTAAAAACTATTGGAAGTAAAATTCAAGAAATTCAAGAAAATATTATTAAAGATTACAAAATTAAATTTGATGACGGTGATTCATTACTATCATTGCAGATAGAAGCAAATAAAATTACAGATATAATAAAAGCTAAAACGACTAAAGAGGTAGATGATATAATAGGTACTTTAAACAAAGGCACTAATAAAGAAGTAGAAAAAGAACTTGTTAAAAACATTAAGAATTTTAAAAATATAATTGATGGTACTGAAAATCAGTACAGACTTTTTACAGCAGGTACAGATTTAAAAAATGGTGCTGCTTTAGATTTTGGTCTTTTTGCAACAAGAAGATTTGCAGCATTTAATAATAAAAAATTTCAATTTAATCCTTTGTTAGAAAACAAAGCGTTTGATTGGTTTAAAGAATCTATAAAAGGAGTTAAAAATAAACAAACAGGTAAATTATATCCTAGACCGGGTTTTGAAATAATTTAAAAGTAGCTGAAGAAGCTGCAGAAAAAATAATAGCACCAAAAAATCTTCAAGGTTCAACAAGAACTAAGGCTTTAGAAGCAGAAATAGATAAACAAATTAATATTTTAGCTAAAAATAAAATGTTAAATTTAAAACAATTAGTTATCAAAGGGAATATAGAACCCAATAGTTTATTTTTTGGTATAGGTGACGCTTTAGGCATGAGTAAGGATCTAGTAAAAGAAAAAGGATTGCCTGACGTAATGAAAAAATTATTGTCAGTAGAGGAAGGAAGAACTTTAGGAGAAACTAACTAAGGCAGGTAAAAACTGCACTAAAGACGTTCAAACTTATAAATCCAATAATAGCAGGACTAGATGTTGTGTTGAATCAATCCAGGCAGATGCACGGTAAAAGAGTATTTGATGCAATATTAAAAGAAGGTTTAGATTTACCAGGTAGACCTGGTCTTATTTTTGATGAAGCTGCAGTTGCAAGAAGAGGGTTAGACACTAGTAAAGGTTCTTTAATGAAGTTATCTAATATAAAAGAACTAGGTAGAAGAGTTGACGTAGATGATTTGTCTCTAACTAGTGATTTATTTAATGGACAATACAGAGCAACTCCTGAAATAGCCAACGCTTTGGTTGGAGCAAAAGAATTAACTTCTAGTTTATATGGGTTGCCTGGCTACAAATCTATGATGACCTTAAAAGCGGGAGCTCAAATATCAAAAACTATTTTATCCCCTATGACTCAAGTTAGAAACTTTACAACCGCTTCTTTTTTTCCATTAGCTAGTGGGTTGATCGGAGGTAAAGTAGGCTTCAAAGATGCATGGAGATTAACGGCTGGAGATATATTCCAAGGAGCTAAAACTGATATGGAAAAAATAGCTAAAATAGAAAATTTAATTAAAAGAAATGTAATTGATCAAAACATAAATGTCCAAGAAATGAAAAGAGTTTTGGAAAAAGCTAAAGACGGTAAAATTACTTTTAACACTTTTATGGACAGTAAAGTCATGCAGAAATTAACTGATGTCTATCAAGGAGCTGATAACTATTGGAAAATATATAGTGATAATTTTTACCAAGGTGCTTTAAAAAGTGCTTTTGGTAATCCTGAAACTTTAGTTAAGGGAAGTAAAGAATACGGCAAATTTATGACTAACGTTGAAGATTGGTATACAACAGTAGCAGGTCAAAGATTTATCAAAATAGATCCTTTAACAGGTATAGAAAAAACTCCGTTACAAGCATTAGAAGATGCTTCTGCTTATTTAGTAACTAATACTATTCCTACTTACAGTAAGGTACCAATGATTATTGAAGACATTAGAAACTTACCTTTAGGTAATTTCGTTGCTTTCCCGGCAGAAATTTTAAGGACTACTGCTAATATCGTATCTATCGGTGCAAGAGAACTAACAAGTACAAATCCATTTATTAGACAGATGGGAGCAAGAAGGTTAATAGGTGTGTCTTCTGTATTGGGAGGAATAGGTTACTCGGTTCAAAAAGGAGCTCAGTATATGACAGGAGTAGACGAAGATATTATGAAAGCATTTCAAAGTTCATTTGCACCTAGTTATCAAAAAAACTCAACCTTAGTTCCATTAAGTGCTCCAGATGAAAACGGTAATTTTAAATACTACAATTTCTCTTATTCTAATCCCTATGATACTTTAGTTGCGCCAGCTAATGCAATCTTAGGTCATTTTAGTGATGGGACCTTAAGAAAAGACAATGTGTCTTCTATAGTAATGAATTCTTTATTTGCAGGAGCAATTGATCCTAATAAAAGAAAAGGAGCTATTACAGAATTTTTAACTCCATTTATATCTGAATCTATAGGTACTGAAAGAGCTGTTGATGTAACTGTTAGAGGAGGAAAAACTTCAGAGGGTAAACTAATTTATTACCCTAACGACAATGCTGATGTCATTATAGGCAATTCTTTAAAACATATTTTTGGAGGATTAACTCCGGGAGCCGTGACTTCTGCCACTAGAATTTGGGATGGGGCCACACAGACATTTACAGATTATGGTACTCAAAGAGATGCAGTAGACGAGGTAGTAGCGTTGATGTCAGGGGTTAGGGTTGAAGAAGCAAAACCTTTAAGCAGTATGCCTTTTATTTTAACCTCTTTTAATGGAGACAAAAATAATATGAGAAGCAAGTTTGCAAGAAAAGCTTACTCAGCAAGAACTAGTCCCGAAGTAAAACTAGGAGCTTACCAACAATATTTATTAGAGTCTTATGATTCTCAAAATAAAATGTTTAAAACTATAAATGATGCTCAAGAATTGGGAGTAAGTAAAACAAAATTAAAAAAATATTAGAACAACGTTTAACAGACACAGAATCTAAACTGTTATTAAAAAGGTGTTTTTAAAGCTCCTACCTTTAGTGAAAACGCTTTTAAATCTATTGCAAAAAGACTTAAGGGAGAAGACTTATTAAGGGGAGTAGAAATAGAAAGTCAAAATAAAAATGTAATGGATATTTATAATGATTTAAGAAGAGATCTAAAAAGATTTAAATTAGGTGAATCTACGGATATATTAAATAAAAAATAGATGAGCTTTTAAGTCCTGGGGTAGAAGAAGTTAGAGATACGATGAGCAGAACAGTCACTCCAACAGGAGGAGGTATTTTCCAATCTCAAGTTTCTTTACCAGTGGACACTAGAAAAACGTAGCGGTATCTCCACAAGTAACAAACACAGGGGGCCAAGTAATGGCTAATGCTACTTTAGGGTCTAGATATTTAAATGGAATTGATTATAATAGAATGAATACTGCACAAAAAGCAGATTACGTAGACAAGGTATTTAAGGTATAATTATGATAGATAAAAGATTAAATTTTAGAGGCGGTGGTATGGACATGGGTAATGCATCCAACCAAGCACAAAGTGCTTCTATGGGTAATACTTCTTCTAACACTAGTAGTAATAATAACAATAATAATAACGGTGGCGGCAGTGATAATAGGCCTACAATGGCAGATATTGCAGGTCCGGTAACTGCACCTACTACATCTTTACCAAGTAACATTGGCTTCAATAACGGTTTTACTCTTTCAACAGATCCTTTGGATATAATGGAACAATATAGAACAGGTAATCTTGCTACTACTATTCCAGGCGGACCAAGTTTTGTAACTTTCGATAATCCTTACATGTCACAAGGGCTGGAAACTAATAGATACAATAATTATTTAGATGCACAAAATCTTAGAGGTTATACTCCTGATTCTGTAAATATTCCTTTTATGCCTTTAGCTAACAAAGGATTACAAATGCTACAGCAATTTGGTAATAATAAAAACACACAATTTTTTGCAGACAACGTAGCAGGTAAATATGGCTACGGCTATGGGGTAAAAGACTATCAACAATACATGCAAGATAGAATGTCTGGTAAAGTTGGAGCATACGGTAATGAAGAACAAGGGCAAAATGCCCTTAGTGGTCAACAATCAGGTATAGCTGCTTTACAAGGAGTATCTACAATACCACAATTTTTACCAGGGGGTGAAGCAACTGACGAACTTATTAGTGAAGATGAAGACATGGATTTTAATTTTGGAACTTATAGTAACCCTATTTACAGAGAAGATTTAGTATAATGAAAAAGTCTGCAGCACAAAAAATCGAGGACCACGAAAAACTTTGTAGAATAATGCAGAAACAAACTTTTGAACAGATCAAAGAAGTTAAAGAAAGAATTTACAGAATGGAAAAGATGATAGTGGGTGGAGCATTAGGGATTATTATTGCTTTACTTCTTAACATGATAAAATGAAAAATAGCTTACTTGTACATAAACACTTAATTGTGCGAGCTGAAGCTGTCAAACCTCCCAAAGACGAAGATCAATTAAAAGAATGGATGAAAGAATTTGTAGATTCTATCAACATGAAAATATTTATGGGTCCTTATGTTAAGTATTGTAACATGGAAGGTAACCGAGGAATTACAGCCGTTGCAATCATTGAAACTTCACACATTGCTATGCATATTTGGGACGAAGTAAGTCCTGCATTGATGCAATTTGATGTCTATTCTTGTGGAGAATTAAATGTAGAAAATATTTGTAACAAAATAAAACAAGACTTTGATATAGAAAAAATAGAATATAAATTTCTTAATCGTGAAACTGGACTCCGAGATATTTAGTTACAAATACATCCATAAAAAACCCACCACCCTCTTTCATAACCCATTTATTTATTTGGTCTAGATAGGTAGCAAACTGCTCTCGATACACGTCACAGTAATTAAAACAATCTGGTACTGATTCAGCTACTTTTATTAAATGATACAAACCATCTTGTAAGATAATTATATCCAATCTTTTAACTCCTCTCCCATTACTTCACTAGCGATGTTAATCTTTTTACGTAAAGCTTTTACAATTCTTTCATCTACCGTTTTCTCAGCAATGATGTCTATGTAAGTCATCTTTCTAGTCTGACCAATACGATTTATTCTAGCCTCACTTTGAGTTCTTTTCTCTAAATCATAACCATTAGAATAATAAATCATAACATTAGCTTCTGTTAAAGTAATTCCATAGCCACCGGTTTGAGGTGTGCCTACCAAGAATCTAATTTTAGAGTCTGGGTCCTGGATTTCTTTAATAGCTTTTTGTCTGTCATCAGTAGATGTGGATCCATAATAAGTCATCACGGAACCCGGATATACTTTCTCAATAGCTTTAACAATTGAGTCTATGTCATGTCTCCAATGGGCCCAGATAATAGCTTTGCCTTCTACTTCTTCTAGTATACCCATCAATGCATTTACTCTTTCATTCTTAATAATTTTAAGAGTACCATCGTCTGCTTTAAAGTGACCACAAGTAATCTGTTGGAGTCTCATTAATTGTACTAAGGCTGTTGAAGTAGTCATTAACTTACCTTCCATTTGAGCAAGAGCTACTTTACTCATCTGATCATAAAGTTTTTGTTGTTCAGGACTTAACTGAATAATTCTTTTTGGTAAGTATATTCAGGTAGATCCAAACAATCTTCTTTAAGTACACGATCTGAAAACATGCCTATCTTTTCAGAAAGTTCTCCTAAGTTTTGATAACCAGTAACTACTTGGACACTGTGTGTAGGTAGTCTCATAGTAGTCATTTTTGCATACCTGGTTCTAAAAGCATAATAAGAAGTAAAGTCTAGTAGACCTTCATCTAAAAACTCACATTGTTTATACAAATCCAATGGAGATTTAGTAACAGGAGATCCTGTCAAGATTCTTCTATATTTTGCAAACTCACCTAAAGAACAAATATGTTTAGTACGTTTAGCATCTGGATTTTTAATGGTAGTAGACTCATCTATTGCCATTAATGTTCGATGACATCTTAGAAATTTAGCAGCAAATTCTACACCTTTAGAAGTACTAAAAAGCATCTACATTCATAATTAAAATATGTAAATCTTCACCAGGTTCAAATAAAGTATCTAGTTTTAATTGTTGTCCTTTATTTATATTGGCTTGCCATAAAACCATTTTTTATCTATATGGTCTACCATATGAATAGGTATTTCAGAATCGAACCAATTTTTATAAACTCCTTTAGGTGCTACTAAAAGGAGGCCATTAATTTTACCTTTGTCATAAAGCATAGATACATTGTCAATCAAAACTTTTGATTTACCCGTACCCATCTCCATAAAGTAAGCAAACACTTCTTTATTCCATGATTTTTTCTAACGCAGTTATTTGATGCGCGTATGGTTTTGTTTTAAATTTATAGTTCATAATATTTCTTCTTTCTATTGACTAAGATAGCATAATCATATAACCATAGTCAACAGGAAAGTTATGGAAAATACAGTATATATAATTCAAGAATTACCCGGTACTAAAGCAGGTGCTCCTAAATTTAATATTATGGGTGCTCAAAAATACGGTACTTTAAAAACATTATTACCAGAACACTCACAAATTATTTTGTCTCCAGGACCTTTAATTTTTAAATTAAGAAAACTTTTAGACAAATATACCACTAAAGATTTTTACTACTTACAGGCGATCCTGCAATTATAGGTGTTGCATGTTCAATTGTGGCAGATAAAACTGGCGGTAAATTTAATTTGTTGAAATGGGACAGACAAGAAAAATGTATTATCCAATAGAAATTAATTTATATGAAAAAGGAAATCTCGAAGAATAAGCTTGACATAGGATATTATGCTATTATATTAAAGAAATTAATAACTACTACTAGAAAGGTAAAAAGAAAATGAGTATAAATTTAGAAGAAGACAAGATTGATTCGTTGGCAAATGCAAATACCAATGACATCAAAGAACTATCCAATCAGGTTCTTAAATTAAGGGACCTTGAAGATAAGTTTGCTTCCAAAGAAGAAGAATTAAAAAAATTGAAAAAGGATATGGATGTTTTATCTGGGGAAGTTATTCCTACGATGATGACAGAAATGAACATATCAAAATTCAGTTTATCAGACGGTGCTGGCGTAGAAGTCAAACCCGTCTATGGTGCTTCCATTTCTGTAGCTAAGAAAGAAGAAGCATTCAACTGGCTTCGTAACAACGGCTTGGGTGATCTTATTAAAAATGAGATTACTGTTTCCTTTGGTCGTAACGAGGATAACAAGGCGGCAGAATATGCTAGCCTTGCGCAAGGTCATGGATATCAACCCAACCAGAAATTAAAGGTTGAGCCTATGACACTTAAAGCATTGGTTCGTGAGCGTCTCGAGTCTGGTAAAGAGATGCCCACGGATCTATTTAATGTGTTTGCAGGAAACAAAACCAAAATAACAAGGAAATAATAAACATGAACAAAGAACCGACAATAAAAAAAGAGAATGCAGTGTCTACAAACATAGTGTTTGAGGCAGATGCAAATGTACAAACTGGAACGGTAACACAGGAAGATCTTCAGTTACCTTTTCTTAAAATACTAGGCCAACTATCTCCAGAAGTAAACAAGAGAGATGGTAAGTATGTTGAAGGTGCAGAACCTGGAATGATTTATAATTCAGTAACAGGGGAAACCTTTAGCGGTGAAATTGGAGTTCCAGTAATTCCATGTTACTACAAACTCGAATATGTTGAGTGGAAAGATAGAGGAAAAGATGGATCTGGTGCGCCAGTAAAAATCTATCCTTCGTCTAGTGACATTATGACTAAGACTACAAGAGGTGGCGACTTTAAAGATAGATTACCCAACGGTAATTATATTGAGAAGACTGCACAACATTATGTAGTAGTAGGAAGTAGCTCACCAACAACTGCATTAATTGCCATGAAATCTACACAATTAAAGATTAGTAGAAAATGGAATACTATAATGCAGAGTATTAAAATGCAGGGAAAAAATGGATTATTTACTCCTGCAAATTTTAGCCATCTTTATCAGCTAAAAACCGTACAACAGTCTAACGACAAAGGTACATGGTTTGGTTGGGAAGTGAGTAAAAATGGTCCTGTCGAAGACGAAGGTATGTATCAACAAGCCAAAAATCTTGCTGAAAGTGTCTCTAAAGGAGATATTGAAGTTAAGCATAGTGAGGACGATACAACTAAAGTTTCTGATGGAGCGGCTCACTACTAAATAAAATTCCCTATCCGGTGGGAATAACTCGGGGCGTAACGGGAGACTGTAGCGCCCCATAATAAAGATGGAAATGGAAAACAGATATATAGAAATATTTACAGGTCTAAGAAGAGACTACGGTTATGCAGACATAACTTCTGCATTTAAAGATCCTTCAACAGGAAAATTAAAATTAAAATATGGCTGGGCAGCTAAAGAACTATTAGACTCAGACTACATAGCTCATTTGGAAGGTAAAAAATCTATAGGGGTTCAACCTTGTAATGATGATGGACTAGCAAACTTTGGTGCAATTGATATAGACTCAGATGAGTACGACAATTTTGATTTAAGAAAGTATTTAGAAATTATTGATAAGAAAAATATTCCAGTAGTTCCAGTTAAATCTAAAAGTGGGGGTCTACATATATATGTATTCTTTAAAGAACCCGTTAAAGCTAGCTATGTTAGGAATTTTTTAGATAAACTATTATTTACATTTGACTTAAAAGCTTCCACAGAAATATTTCCTAAGCAGACTCAATTAGGAACAGGATCTGATGGTAAATTTATTAACGGTAATTTTATTAACTTACCTTACTACAATCGTAATGAAAGAGTGGGTCTAAACTTAGATGGTACGGAGTTTACCTTTGAGCAATTTATAAAAGTCGTCGAGGCTAAACAGAAAAACAAGAGAAGAACTAGAAGAATTTGCAACGGAGTTAATGAGATTAGAGTTGACAGGAGGTGCAGATGAGTTTGCAGATGGACCCGTTTGTTTACAGAGATTATCTAAATCTAAGTTAGATGATTACAGAGATAGATTTATTTATAACTATATGGTGTTTGCTAAAAAGAAATATCCAGATAATTGGGAAGAGAAACTTTTAGAGGGTGCTAGAAATTATATTGTTTACGATAACATTTGGGGTGACGAGAAAGTAAAACAAAAGATTAAAGCTTATAAAAAGACACGGCAGGCCATACTTGTTCAGAAGAACCTATCGTTAGTATGTGTGTTAAATCAGAATGTTTAAAAAGAAAGTTTGGAGTAGCCTCAGATAAAGTTAAAAAGTTTCCCGCACTTTCTGCATTAATAAAAATAGATTATTCACCAGAACCAGAATTTAGATTCACTGTTCATTATAATGATAAGATAGAGGGAGAAGCATCACAACAAATAATCGCTAGAGATATAAATTACATCATGGACCAGGAAAAATTAAGAAGGTTGATTGGAGCCCATACACCTATTCCACCACCACGGATCAAGGGAGATGATATGCAAAATGTTCTAGACGTTCTTTGGCAAGGTATGAAAACAGAAAAAGCTCCTCCAGGAACTTCTCCAAAAGAAATATTACACAAACATTTAGAAGACCATATCTACGGTGTTCCAGCAGTAAGTGACGCTTCTTTTAGAAGTGGTAGTACTTTAATAGATGATGGCTACGCTTATTTTGTATTTGATCCTTTTTATAATTATTTAAAAAACAAAGAATGGAAATCTAAGATAGATAGAACAGGTCAGATGATGATTGACTTTTTTGATGCTAAGTTAAGAGATCTAAAAAGATACCCTAAAAAAGAAACAGAAAAAAATCACACAACCCAGTTAGATGTGTAAAGATAGCACTGTCTCATTTCCCAAGAGAAGAAAATAAAGTTGAATTAATACCTATGAAAAAAGAGAAGACATATTGTAGTGCCTAGTGTAACTAAAATTATATGGTCCTCCTGGTACAGGTAAAACAGAAAAACTTATTAGAAGAGCCATGGCTTACATTCGAATTGGTACTCCTATAAATAACATAGGTTACTTTGCATTCACTCGTAAAGCTGCTCATGAAGCAAGGGACAGAATGCTTTTAAAAAATCCACAGTATAAGAAAAAAGAACTAAAGTATTTTCAAACTCTACATTCTTTAGCTTTTCATACATTAGGTTTAAGAGAAGAAAATGTTATGCAAGATTATCATTACAATGACCTTGGAAAAATTTTAAGTATAAGAGTCAATGCTAAAAAAGATGCAGATGCTTCTCCTTATTTAAGTTGTGATAATGAATACTTTCAAATTATTTTAAAAGCTAAAGAAAAAGGAATTTCAGTATGGGACGAATACTGTACAGGAGAACACTCTTCTAATGTAAAACCGGACTTACTTAAGCATATCGAAGTAAACTATAATCAGTACAAGACCAATAATAATTTAATTGATTTTGCAGACATGATTAAGAAATTTTTATCTAAACCAGAGCTATGTCCAAGTTTTAATACAGTCTTTATAGATGAAGCTCAGGATCTTTCTCCTATTCAATGGCAAATGTATGACATGTTAAAAAATAATTCTGAAAATGTTTACTTGGCTGGAGATGATGACCAAGCAATCTATGGATGGGCTGGTGCAGACGTAGATAGATTTATAAATGAACCTGCAAAAGAAAAAGTATTATCAAAATCTAGACGTATACCCATAGCAGTACAAGAAATATCTGAAGTCATCACAGAAAGAATCCAGGGTTTGAGAGCAACTAAGAATTATTTACCTAGAAATGAACAGGGATTATGTAGTAAAATCAATAGTTTAGAGAACATTGACCTACATAATGGTAAGTGGTTGATTCTAACTAGAACAATCTCTAGAGCAAAAGAAATATGTGATTTATTAAAGGTTAAGGGTCTTTACCATGAAAATAAACACAGAAAAGTTATGACACTAAATTATACAAAGCCATTATTAATCATAGCAAATGGTTGAATGGTGAGGATATTACTGATGCTGCCTTACAGGACATCAAAGAGTATATGGGAGAAAGAGAATTAAAAAAGATTTAAAATGGTATGAATGTTTCGACACTGCTTCTGCGGATGAGAAGATCTATATTAGATTAATGTTGTCTAATGGAGAAAAATTAAGTGAAGAAGCTAGAATTAAAGTATCTACAATTCATGCAGCTAAAGGAGGAGAATGTGAGAACGTAGTATTAGTATTAGATAATGCTAAGAAAATAAGAGAAGCTACAGCCCATAGTATAATAAAACGTGACGAAGAGCACAGAGTATGGTATGTAGGGTGTACGAGAGCAAAAAGAAATTTATATTTAATGAGAGCAAAAATAGAAAGGAAAGGTTACCAGTTATGACGCATAAAGATATATTCACCGATACATTTCCACAAGATAAACAGATAGGTGGATCCCACTATAAAAAATTTTTAATTCAACCTTATGAGTTTATTTCAAAGAATGCTTTGTCATTCTTCCAGGGCAACGTAATTAAATATGTTTGTCGTTATAAAAACAAAGCAGGGATACAAGACCTTGAAAAAATAATTCATTACTGTGAACTAGAAATTAAAACAATGAAAGATATAAAAAAGAAATGAATACATATACTGATATTTTTGGTTTGTTAATTATAACAATATTTATGTTTGGATTGATATAATGAATCCTTTTTTACAAATAAGATTAAAGTTAACGGCAGCAATTAAAAGAGCAGAAAGACTTTATAAAGAAAATCAAGTTATGAAAAGAAGATTACTTAAATATGAAAAAGCAAGGTATGCTTTACCACAACAACAAGAAAGGTTTAAATGAAAGTACCTCTATTTGAAGCACAGACAGAATGGATCGAACCAGAATCTTATCCTGATTTAAGAGCATACGATGAAATTGCTATTGACTTAAGAGACTAAGAGATCCAGATTTAAAATCTAAAGGTAGTGGTGCAA